GGTGGAAGGTTTATGACTGCAATCTGTTCTTCTGCTTCCTCAATGAACCACTGCAATTTTTCAGCCATATCTTTCAGGAACAATCTATCTTCTTTGTAGAAATCCGGTGAAGTGAATTTGCAGTATTGCCAAAACTCCCTTCGTGCCAGTTCCTTCCTTGCTCCCAGCTTTATTCGTTCATCAATCATCATCAATCAACTTCTTCAATTCTTCTGTGGTCAGTCCGGCATAAGGATTGTTGTTCAGCTGACCATTCACTTCTACCTTCTCAATATAGGAACCTTCCATCTTGTTTAATATATCAACAGCCTTCAGTTTGTTTTCTGTTTTCTCGTAATCGCTTTTAATTGTTGCTGTCAACCATTCTTTACGTTGCTGTGCATTCATAACAGCTTCACTTGTTGATTCCTTTGCCAGTTCTCGCAACCTTTCCAAAACCTTGCCATGCTTCGCAAGAACCGATGCCTTCGAATCAACCGTTTCATCCTTCCACTTCTCTGAACTAGGGAATGCAGCACGATATGCATTCCTTTGTGAATATCCATTTGCAATGCACTGTGCAAATTTCTCATGCCTTACATTCTTCAGTTCTGCCATCCTGCAACACTCCCTTCCTGGTATAATCAAAATGCCCCACAATGGAGAGGAGAATGGACCATTGCAGGGCATGACAAAAGGCACCGACAAATTGGAAGCAGTGCCTTTCATGTACTGTATGTATTTTTACTCTCTGATTGTACCACACAATTTTTCCGATTTGTTATACAACTTTTTGCAATAAAGTCACACCAAGTCACAAAACATACAATTTAGTCACAAGACATACAATCATTTACATTGTACGAAAACGGAAGTTCAGCCCACGGCAAATCATTCAGATCAGGTTTTTCAACATCCTGCTGAACCGCCCAGGCAATGTTCCAAAGTGCAGCAACCAAATGGTTTTCATCCTTATCCCCACGAAGGTATTTGAAAAGGTGTCGCAATCCACTGTCAATCAAACTGTGCTGTGGAATCCCCTTGTCCACGTTTCTTTCCCCATACTTCAATGCTCCTGCTTCACAGTGCTTGCTTAATTCGATGATTGCTGTCACTGGAAGCAAATCCATTCTTCCCTTCCCAGTGTGCATATCACGCACAGCCCCGGTGTCAAATTTTGTTCTATCTCCACTATCTTTTATCATACTTCCTCCACTAAAAATTCCTCTAACACACATAATAATTCTTCCTTGCTCCATTCTTCGTCATAGCAAGGTCTTTTGTAATCCTCAATCCATTCTTCCAACTTTTCCTGCATTGCCAATGCTTTAATTGCCACCTTCACAGCTTCGACAATTTCTGTTTTTGCACCTTCCCACAATGCGCTTGTACGCTCAAGTTTTGCTTTTGCTTCTTGTACTGTCATATCCTCACTCCTTCACTTCTGATTTCAGCCATGCCAAAACGCACTTCTCGCACCCATCGGTATGAAAAAGATTGCAGTGTGTTCTGCCCATTTCCTCAAGGCAACTCCCGAAAAGAATTTTTGCCAGTTCTTCATCTGTCATATTGCGGATTCTGTCTGCGTTGGTCTGTGGTACAAATCCGTCATGTTCTGTAATAGTAAGGCACCTACTGCACCGACATTCGTATTCACTTTCTTTTTCAAATTTGCATTTACTGCAAAGTTCTATTTTTGCCACGCTTACTTACCTTTCATCTTTGCCAGTGCTTCTTCTGCTTCGGAGCGTGTAAGGAATCCTAATTTTTCAAAATCATCAAAGAATATACAAAAGCCTTCCCCTTTAATCTTTGTAAATGGAAAATTTGCATTGGTGTTTACAATGTATTCTATATGCTCCACAATACTCACTTCGACTTTGCCATGAATCTTATCTGCAAGATACACTTTATCTCCCACCTTGCAAGGCAATTCAATCAGCAACCCTTGTTCTTCCTTGTCCTCGTAGTCGGCAAGTTTCTTGAATGCTTTCAACTGTTCCAACGGATGGCTATCTTTCAGCCAATAAGAAAATGGTTCTGTACCTTTCCGATTTTCTTCTGTGTTTGTCAATCTGCTCATGCTTTACTTTCCCTTCTACTAATTTCTTGTCATAGGCATTGGATAACCGTCTGGCAATCCATTTATCAGCCTTTTAGTCTGCTCATATCCTGCAATTTGCATATTCACAAATACATTGCTTTTACAAGTTCTTAATTCTGAAATACTTTTCTCAATAGAAGCATTTATCTCTGTCCGCAGGCTTGGAGTCAATGGCTTGTAAAATGTTTCACTCATACTACTCTCCCTTCTGATATGGCAGACCTGCTCTGATTGTATGTAAGCACTCATTCCACCCATCTTCATAGCCTTTTTTGTATTCTTTGCCAGTTGAATCATTAGTCTGCCAGTTGATATGTTCAGTTGGTGTATTTTCATCAGTTGCTTTGTACAGTGGACAATTACTCAAATGCACTTCTTCCTCATAAGCAAAATCTTTTACCACTCTGTCATTCGGTTCATGCAATTGGCAGTAATAACCTTTACTATTTGTCGATAACGGAAGTGAGTATTTGCAAACACTGAATACACAATGCTGACAATCTATTGGTTTATCCATAACGGCTATAACTTTACTCATGCGGTTCTCCCTTCTGATATGGTGCAATCGGCTTCCATGCAATCACCTTGCAATTTGCTCCATCTTCATTCCAACCAAAGTTTTTTCTATACCACCCTACACCATAGGTAATATCTCCATCCCACCATTGGAGAACAGTGTGGACATTTTCGGTGTAATCTTCTTCAATCTCCCAATTCGGCAATCGTTCCTCAACTGGAATCCATCCACCGTCCTTTGCTACTTCTTGCACGATTTCTTTGCACTCGTAATAAGCGGATTCTCTTGCCATAGCAGATGGATAACACGCATTCGCTTCTTCTTCGTTACACATTATCAATTCTTCTATTTTGGATAATATCTTCTCAATCATCACTCCACCTCCCGGCATATCAGATATATCACCACTATCAGAACCACCACTGCACAAACAACATCTAATGCATTCATTCCTGCTCCTTTCTACGTCAGATAATATCCCTTTTCCTTGATGGACTTATAATCTGATTCATTCACAAAGAACCGCTTTTTGCGCTCGATCCGTCCATAACAGTTAGTATCTGCAACCAGTTCATACAAAGGGAAATTGCATTCTTCCACTAATCTTTCCGTGAATATTTTTGTCACATAGGTTTCAACTAGGTTCATCCCGGCTCCTTTCTGCCACTTATGTATTCCATATACTTTCCATAAGTCATTCCGGCTGCCCTTGCCTTGGCATTTATTTCTGCAAGCGTGTCAGCCTTCTTTTTTGTTTTTTCGTCCTTTTTCTTGGCTTCCTCTCTCCATGACTTTTCAATCTTCCTGATACGTTCATGCTGGCATATTGAATTGCAACAAACCTGTGTTTCTCTGCTTGGTGCAAATTCCACACCACATTCAACACAGATTCTTATTCCAAGCCGTTCCCTTCTCTCCTTCTTAACACGTTCATTTGTTTTGGCATTGGATATCTTCCGGGCAGCAGCCACACATTCAGCAGAACACATCTGTGTATTAAAATACTTCGGCTCAAACATCCTTCCACAAATTTTGCATTTCCTCACGGCATTTCTCCTTTCTGTCCAAAATATCCTGGACTGCTTTCAATGCCCTTCCGTGAACCGTGGTTGCCCAGGAATATGTTCTGTCATAAATATCAGCCACATCTTCCAGCAGCTTCCCCTGGATATAAATTTTGTGCAGGATATCATATTCCGTTGTCGGAAGCTGTTCAATTGTCCGGATCACATCCTGCTTTGTATCAACATAAGCATCTATGCATCTATCAATCTCTTTTTCCAGGTCAACATATCTGCCCACTGCATCAGCCATCTTTTGCTGGCTCCCGGAAGATTGAACCCTTTCCCCATCGGAAAATGTTCCGGTGCTGGTTGCTATGGAAAGCCACTGTTCCTTTTCAATCATCTTGTTTTCAATCAGCCTGTTCAGTTTCCCGACCTGCTGAAGATATTCCTTTGCTTTCATGTTCTCACTTCCCTTCTATCTGCAAGGTTCCCTGTTGCTGGATTCCCTGGATCAGTTCCTTCAGCGGAAGGGAAATCTGCTGTTCCTTCTGCTTTCTCTGTGCTAACTGTTCATAAATCATCCGGAAGTTCGCCCTGTCTGCCGTGATATTCTCACTCAAGCAGATGTTCCGGAATCCGATTCGCTTCACCGCTGTTCTTGTCATTTCATCCATAGATGCCAGTGCTTCCGATTCCCGGTATGAACCAAACTTGCCGATGCAACGAAGCACCACTTCCCATGAATCACTCCAATCAGGAATATCACCGTGCTGAACCGATGCTGCCATTTCCCGAAGGTCTGCAATGGATGGTGACCATTTATTTGTTGCAACCCATTTGTTCAAAGATGCTTCTGCAACCGGATATGGGATATCCTGAAGCTGCCGGAACCAAAGTTCCATTGCCTGTTGATTCGGCAACAATGCTTCCCTTGGATAATAGGTCCGT